GACAGTTGTTCGGAAGTGATTATTACTGGACGGCCAAAGATGCAGGGGCAATGTCCCAGTTGCTTCAAAAATTGAAGTTCCAGCGGGAGCAAAAGCAGATGGACGTTGCTGAGGAATCAATCCTGTATGCTCTTCAATATCTGCTTTCATCCATAAAAGAGGGGTGGATATTCGAGAACTTCAGCGTAACTAACATTAATTCGAAGTTCAACGAAATAGTTTCCCAAGCCAAGAAAAAGGCTTATTCCAAAACTGATATTGGCGTAGTTCTGAAAGATAATTCTACTGAAAAATACAAAAACAAAGGATGGTAAAATGGAACAGATAGATTTCAAACAAACAATCGAAAGGCTGAAGGACACGGGATTTTCACCTGTGCCGAATACGGTAGAGATTTCCATCCCGGATGCGAAAAAAGTCCTTTGGGCAGGTATAAAATACTTCACGGAGGAAAATGCCAGATGGCTTCCTGAGTATGAAGAGGTAGCAAGCTGGCTGGCAGGAAATGGAGGTCGTGGTCTGTTATGCTTCGGCAATTGTGGTCGTGGAAAAACATTGATTTGTGGAAAGATTCTTCCTCTGGTCCTGAATCATTATTGCCGGAAGGTGGTCAGCTGCTACGATGCACAGCAGATGAACGCTGAGCTGGACGTTGTGAAGCAAAAACACATCATTTACGTTGATGATATAGGGACGGAGAATTTAAGTGTGAAATATGGCGAAAAAAGACTTGCTTTCGCTGAGCTGGCTGACGAGGCTGAGAAGAAGGGAAAACTTCTTATCCTGACTACCAATCTTTCGATTGACGAACTGAGGGAAAAGTATGGTGAGAGAACTATCGACCGTTTGAGAGCTATAACCAGAACCGTACTATTCAGCGGTGAAAGCCTACGAAAATGAAGATCACGATCTATTGGGTTACACGTGATTGGAATCTGATCAGAAAATTACGTGACAAATATAAAATCCCCCAATATACAACTGTTAATGGTATAACTGAGGCGGAGGTTGACGAACAAACATTAAGCAATCTCCGTAAGGGTGAGCCAAAATATTTGATTATCAGAAAAATTGAATAGTTAAAATAAAAAATAGCATGAAAACAGAACTTCTACAGAGGCAGCTTGATATGCTCAAAATAGAGTATCAGAAAGCGTTGTTGAAAAACGACAGGGTCGAAAATAAAAAGGCTGTATGACGATATACATAATCTCGTCAAGGAAAATAGAGGTAGCCAAAGGTGAGGAAATAATTCAGAAAGCCAAGGATTCCGGAATACTTGAGAAAACAAGCCGTATGAATATGCCTTGTGCAACTGATGATGTGTGAAACCAACGATCTGTTGTCTGAGATAGAGGATAATTTTTAAGGAAAGCAGGATAATGACAGATGGCATTTGTCTATATGCAGAAAGAATACTATAAAGCAGCGGACTTGTACTTCAAGGAATTTGCTAAGATAGTTTGATTTCAACAAGAAAAGGTGACGATATGTTCAGTGACCCGGAGGGGTTCGACAATATGATACGCATATTTGCCGACCTGAAGGATATGCCTAAGCCTGCATCCTTGATGGGCGGCTGCAAGGCTGCGGCAGGCAAGGCGAACGGACTCAGCCAGATGTGCCAAAAAATGCGCTTTGACCTATAATCCTGAAACGCTTTATTTGTCAGGCTTGCGACAAGTCATTTAAAGAGGGATTCCAAAAAGGTGCTAAATGGCTCGAAAAGAAAAGAATTGATAGAATAATGAACAAAGACAAGGAGGTGCAAAATGATAACAGAAAATGATCCGATGGTTCCACGTAAAGTTGACCTTGAGAAAAATCCAAAAGGAACAGAACTGAAAATTGCCCAGCATCGGGAACTGGAGAAACATGGAAGATATGTAGCTATCCCCGGAGATAAGTCACATACAAGAATTTTCGTCCGCAACGGTGAGGATGTGGAAAAGAAGATAGCTGCTTACTTGGAGAGAATTAATAACCGACCTCAAAGATGGAACTGATATGGGAAAGCAGGAAAGCGTGAGCGATTTTTATCAGTATGCAAAGGATTTGGCCAAAGCGGAAAAGGATCTGAAGGTTGAGCAATGGGTTGAAGTCACTCTTTATTACGGATATGCAGATAAACAAGTAAGTCTTTATCACTACAACCTTCCCCGTGAAATGTATTTCCGCTACCAATGGGTGATTAGATGGAGGATGGCGAAATTGCAGTGTCAATATCCCAAACAGATTATTGGTATAAGTCTGTATCACTATGATAAGCGTTCAGGAGAATCGATGGAACTTAATAGTTGTCTGTCTAAACTGATTTCTGCAAAAGCCCAGATAACAAAAGCAGAACGCAAGATGAATGAGTACATCGAGCACAACCGTCAGAACAACATGTTCTTTGACGAGAATACGGACGAGGAGCTGGTTAAGTTCCGCGAGAAACTGGAGCGCAAGAAAACCGAGTGTGCAGAGTGTGAGAAACGATTGGAATTATTAGTTGAAAGAAGGAGAAATAATCAATGAAAACAAAACTTTATTACCTATTCCTGGCAGTGATGTATATCCTGCTGGGATAGGTGGAAAGGAGAAAGATGGAAAAAGAAGATTTCATTATTTCTGAAATAAAAAAGTTGTTGAAGGAAGAAAATAGTTCTCAGACTATGAGGTTAAAAATGTTTGACAGATTGAAAGGCAAACACCATAATACCATCATTTTAATAAGATATGGCAATAATTATGAATCATATAAGGAAGATACTACACATATCGGGTTGGTTTCAAATATTGATGAAACATATTTCAATCACAACGGAGATGATATTTCGGTCATATCCTTTCCAATGAGTAAGTTAGATAAAATATTAACAAACCTGATACAGAGTGGATTTAGAGTTGCAATTTATGATACATCATTATGATTTACGGATATATTAGAGTGAGTACTGACAAACAGACAGTAGAGAATCAACGGTTTGAAATAAATAACTTTTGTGAGCGAAATAATATAACCATTGACGGGTGGATAGAAGAAACAATTAGTGGAACAAAGGCTTATAACAAAAGGGAGTTGGGTAAATTGTTGAAGCGTGTAAAGAAAGGAGATCTTATTATCAGTGCAGAACTTTCACGTCTTGGACGAAACCTTTTCATGATTATGGAGATTTTGAATATCTGTATGACAAAGGGGTGTAGAGTATGGACTATCAAAGACAATTATCGTCTTGGTGAGGATATACAGAGTAAGGTCCTTGCATTTGCTTTTGGATTATCTGCAGAAATTGAGCGCAATCTTATAAGCCAACGTACTAAAGAAGCATTGGCACGGAAAAAAGCAGAAGGGGTAAAGTTGGGCCATCGACGAGGATTCCGTTGCAGGCTTAATCCTAAATGCGTTGAGAAACATGAGTACATCGTGAAAGAATTGGACAAAGGTGCTGAAAAAGCTAATATTGCTAAAAAGCTGAAAGTATCAAAAGGAACTTTATATCGATACATGGTTTATACAGGATTGTTTACACCCGAAAAATGCAATCAAAGAGGGTGGATTGAACATGGAGTGTATCATTAAAAATTAAAAAAATAGTTATGACAAGAGAGGATATTAAAAAGGCAGCATCAGAATATGCCAATGAAGCTTGTCGCCCAATATGGAGATCTGGCAAAGAGCAAGTATGCATGATAGATTTTATGGAAGGTGCTAAGTGGAGAATAAATACCGTTTGGCATAATTCTACAGAAAAGCCTGTTCCAGGAAAGCTTCTTTTAGTTAACACTATATATGGTGAATATGATTTATGCTACTACGAAGTACACATATGGAATACGGTAATGACTTGGGTATATATGAAAGATTTAATACCAAATACGGAGGAATGAAATATGGATAAGAAAGAAAAAATGCTAAGAGAAGCCGTTCACCAGCACTACCAGTGCAATGGGAAATATGCTTGTGAAGAACGTGCTTACTGTCGATTTTGCGACGGCGAGAACATAGCACATGACTGTGATGAAGATTGCTGTGCAGACGAGTTTAGCGAGGGATTTTTAGCTGGTTGGGATTCCTGCTTAAAATATCTTAGCGAGATTCCCTGGGATGAAGCCATAAATGAGATTTGTAAACAGATAAAAGATAATAGTAAAAAGGCGGAGGATTGAAATATGATGCCAAAACAGTTACCAAATGTAATGAATGATATAGGGTATCAAAAAGATGCCCATGATTTTGCAAAGAAAATTATGGAGTGCAAGGGAATACTTGGTCCATGTAAGGATATGAACCATTTCCAGGAATGGATGGAAGAAGCTTTGTCAAAGGCTTACTTGTATGGCGCACAAAGTGCTGTAAGAGTAGGTTATCTACTTGCTGACAAGGATTGGGAACAGCGTAGATATGAAATAGCAAAGGAATGTGTCGCTGTACTCATGCGCAATGAAATAACTTTAGAGGATGCAGCAAAAATAAGTGTTGAACAAGCGGATGCACTAATTGCTGAATTAAAAAAACTACCTGCAATTACTGAAGCTAAATTGCAGGTAGTTGATAAGGTTTATCCTATGTCATTTGAACAAAATAGGTTAGAATTACATAACCTTGAAGTTAGGATTAAGGTTTCTCAATAACACCAAGTTGAGTTAATGAAAATTGCACAACATAGCCACAATGCTTACAAAAACCAGTAATGACTGGTATGGAGTCAATATATCCATGTGTAATGACAGTTTGTAAACTTTCTGTTGCAAAAATGTCAGATGCGTTTGGATTAAAAACGTATCCTTCCATAGAGCCACAAAATGGACAAGGTCGTGATCCCATGTTTTTGTTGATTTTAGCTAATGCTTGATTAGCTTGTTCCTGTGTAATTTTACTCATGATAGTTATAAATATTAAAATTAGGCAAAAGCAAAAATAGAAATAAAAAGGGGCATATCCAATAACTCATGATGATAAGTTTAAAATTAGGCACTTTACTCTTTTCATTCGGGTATGTCCCTTATTTTAAAATAAAAAGTTATGAAAGCAATATCAATCAAACAGCCGTGGGCGAGCTTAATCGCTCACGGTATCAAAGACATCGAGAACCGGACATGGAAGTGTCCTCAGAAATACTTAGGTCAGAGGATACTGATTCATGCAAGTGGCTGTCATGGTAAGAAGTTTGAAATAAACCTAACTGATGAACAGATGAAACAGGCTTTTCCATTAATTTCTGAGAAAAGTACTTCGGGGAAATGGGAGTTTGGTGCCATCATTGGCAGCGTAGTCATATCCGACTGCATACAGAACCATCCTTCAGTCTGGGCAGAGAAAGATTGCTGGAACTGGGTGCTGGAGGATGCGGTACTGTTTGATAAGCCGATTATGAATGTGAATGGAAAACTTGGTTTTTGGAATTACGATTTGGAGGAATAGTTATGGAATTAAAATCACAAATAGCCACCACTCGTGAGCAGTCCGGTAAACTGCTTGCGTTAGGATTGAAGCCTGAAACGGCGGATATGTGCTACAACGGATATTTTGAAAGCCTACCATTAGAGATAAATCGGAACAATGCAATTCAAGATAAAAAATACATTCCTGCATGGACTCTTGCGAGATTGTTGGAACTGATGCCGAAATCTTTAGAACAAACAAACAGACCGAACGCTGATTTGTGTATAAATAGCGATAGAATGTATTGGTTTGTCACTTATGAAGAATTTGGTTATGACGTAAAGCATCAAGAAATGAGTAAAGACTTGTTTAGTGCCTTAATCTTCATGATTGCATGGATAGTTGATAACGGATATATTAATAAAGAATACATGGTATGAAGAGCCTGAACGACCTAAAAGATAGAGCCTACAAGTGTGCAGTAGTACACGGTTGGCACGAAGAAAACCTAAGTAATGAACATTTCCTTTGCTTGGTAATATCAGAACTTATGGAAGGTGTGGAAGCAGACCGGAAAGGAAATCATGCGGACACTGATGCTTTCAACAAATACAATAACTTTGTTGACTTTAAAGAAAACTTCGAGCGACAAATCAAAGGAACTGTAGAAGAAGAGCTTGCTGATGCATGCATTCGTCTGCTAGATTTGGCCGGACTAAGAAGTGTGGATTTGGGAGAGATTGATCCTGATGAATTAAAATGTTCCGAAGGATTCTTTAATTGGAGCTTCACTGATGCTATATTCTCGTTGGTATGCAACATAACAAACTCAGATTACATTGAAACCCATTCATTCGACAGTTTTCTTCGAGTAGCTTTGATTGAAATTCTGGTTTTCTGTGTACAAAAAGAGATCGACATCTTCTGGCACATCGAGCAGAAAATGAAATACAATGAACTACGTCCGTATAAACACGGAGATAAAAGCTATTGAACATGAAATGCAACTACAGATACCGCATATTCCATGTATCCTTTACGGAACAAGATAGCAACAGAAAACACTCGGTAAGAATATCTATCAAGACTAACGACTTAGGTAATGCCCGCAGGCAAATAGCGGAGAAATATCATGCTGAAAATGTATTACTGACTTATGTGACTATACCTGATAAAGAGAAAATTTAATGATTGACACATACAATTTATAGTTATGGAAGATAAAGATTTAAGAAGACTGGCTGTATTGGCCGCCTTGAAAGTAAAGTTCCTTACAAGCCGTGAGGAACTTTTTTTGTATTCAAAAGCTTTGTATTCTGCTATGAAGTGGGGACAAACGGTAAAATAAAAAAGGGAGCCAGCCCACACGATTAGAAGCCAACTCCCACACACGATTATGATGCAAATATACTAATTCCTTCTAAAACAATCGTGTTATGACAAAAGAATTTTCATCCATAATGGAGCTAAAGGCTATTCGTGAGCAAAAATCAAGGCTTTCAGAACGTGAACAGGAGTTGTCTTCACCTGTATTGTGTGATACTTCTCTGATTCCACAGATTTATTCCTGGTTCAAAGAGATACTTTCTGAAACTGGTTGCCCTCCTAATATTGAGAGTGTTACCCAAAGGAAGAAGTTTCTCTTTATAGTTCTGTTCTTGTTTGCTCCAAGTGTGCTGGCTGGTGGTCGCTTACCGAATGGGATCAGGGCTGAGATTGCCGGCGTATTTCCAGATGTCTCCCCGTGTGTAATATCAAACAATATCGCTGATGTTTCCTTTATCTATCAGCAGTATAAGGATTTCCGGCAGGATATAGAGTATCTTTACAATCAGATTTTAGAAAGGTTGAAAAACAAAGGACTAATCAAGTAAAAAGCCGGAGCGTTATGCTTCCGGCTTTTGTTTTTATTCCGCTTTCTCTATTTTAATTTTCTTTCCACAATGGGGGCAAACAATATATCCGGCTCCAGTAAATTCTGTTTCTCCAATCAGTTCCGATATGGTCACGTTCAAAACGTCAGCCATCTTCATTAACGTGTCAAGTGACGGGAATGATTTACCGGTTACAATGTTGCTGACAGCTACCTTTGAGATGCCGACCTTTTCAGCAAGCAAAGCAGATGTTACGTTTCTTGCTGACATGATTTCTTTCAGTTGTAAGTTCATAAAGTTCTCTTTAATGTGATTGCTCCGCAAATATATGTAAACTTTATCAATAAAAATCTATTTGATAAAGTTTGATTTATTAAATGATGTTAATAGATAAATAAAACTTTATCAAAAGTATTGCAGATAATAAAGTTTGCTTTAACTTTGCATCATCAAACAAGAAGTAATAACAATTTAAATACATACGATTATGAAGACTATTAGTAGTGATTACATCAAAGAGATTAAAGAACAAATCAGAGTTATCAACAAAGCTCTTAAAAGAATTCAAGAAGCTGAGAAGGTTCAAGAAACAACAGTTAATGCACGAGAGTATGAGAAAGCTAAGAATGAAGCTATAGATGCAAGTTTAGACGTTATGACAGCACTCGAGTTTGCTGTAACATCAGCTTCAAACATGGGCTGCGGTACAGGTGCATACGATATTAGAAAGTTTCATAAGGTAGTAGAAACGACCTTATAAATAGCAGCAGGGCGAAAGCCCTGCAATTACACACGATTATCAATTTTCAATACACACGATTATGAAGACATTAAAAGAACAAGTAGAAGAGATTAAGAGCATGAAAGGTTCTAAGGCTGCAAAGAAAGCAGCTTTCGTCAAGTTGGGTTTGAGAAAGTATGAAGTTGAGTTGCTTATGTCTGAATTGCCTAAGACAATCAGAGAAATACACAAGTTCACTTTTGGGGTTGAGATTGAATGCCTGGTAGCTGCAAGCCTTATGAGAGAAAGTGCAACAAGAAACGAAATGCCTTTTCAATATGAGGGTTATAATCACGTTGACAACAACCACTATTACAAGTTCGTATCTGATTCTTCTATCAGAGGTGAAAACCCTATCGAATGTGTTTCACCGGTTCTTACTGGTAAAAGGGGTATGAAAAGCCTAGAAACATGCTGCAAAGCTTTAAATGAAGCAAATGCACAAGTGAATATCTCTACAGGCTTACATGTGCATATCGGGGCTGCAACTCTTTCTGATGAAGCCTACATTAATGTATTCGAAAACTATCAGAAGTTAGAGAGAGTGATTGATACCTTCATGGCACGATCAAGACGAGCCAACAACAGCCAGTGGTGTAGAACCCTTCAAGGCAAGAACTTTGACTTATGTATGACAAAGCATGATGTTTTTAGCGTCATGAATGGTAATAGATACTATAAAGTGAATGCTTGTTCTTACGCTCGACATCAGACAATAGAATTTAGACAGCATCAGGGGTCTACTGACTTCGAAAAGATTTCTAACTGGGTTAACTTCTGTGCAAAGCTGGTTGCGTGGTCAAAGAAGAACGTGCTGAGTTCAGAGATTAATTCAATTGACGAGATACCTTTCTTGACAAAGAAAGAAAAATCATTCTTTAAATCACGTGCTGAGGTTCTTGCATGAACCTCACACGATTAAAATCAGATAATTATGTGTTGCATTATATATAAGCCTAAAGGTGTTCAGATGCCAACTCTGGACACCTTAAATAAAGTTCAGAGAATCAATCATCATGGTTATGGCTTCGTTTCTTCAAAGCATAGGTACAAAACAATGGATTATCAGAAGTTCTTGGTTCATCTTTCAAATGTTGGGACCGATGAGGAATGTATCATTCACATGAGGTGGGCAACACATGGTTCTAAGTGTAGAAAGAACTGTCACCCGTTTGTCGAAAATGGTGTTTATTTTGCCCACAACGGCGTTTTGCCTATAAAATCGGTAAATGATATGACTGATAGTGAAATCTTCTTTAGAAGTCAAGTTTACCCCCTTATAAAGCAATATGGTTATGATTCTAAGGTGACAGAAGCTATGATGATGGCTGCAGTAGGTGGTTCTAGGTTTGCAATGATGTACAAAGGTAAAGTAAAGTTATATGGTGATTATACAAAATTGAATGGTGTGTATTATTCTAATTTAAGATGGTTATGATAAAGAATATTTTAGATAGTCTGAGAGAGAAAGTAGAAAGCGGTAAAATAACTCTTTCAGAAGCAGCTGAAAAGCTTTACGATGCAGGCTGGACTAATTTTATTGATATTGAAACAACAAAGAGGTTATTAAAGCTATGAAAGAGAAAGAAATTCTACAAGAGATTATTAAGTGGCTGGGTAATAATACCAGTTACCTTTCTACAAAAACAGATTATGCTAGAGGCTATAAAGACGGCATAGAACAAGCAAAAGTGATAGTTGAAAGTATCATCAATGAATATAATCCGGATTTATTAGCAAACAATTAGCATATTGTTTCATATGTGTTGAATTGTTATTCAAAATTGTCTTCATAATTAGGTACCTTTGTGATAAAGGTACTATCGCGGGGTGGAGCAGTGGTAGCTTGCTACTTTGACTTGGTAGAGGTCGCGTGTTCGATTCACGCCCCCGCAACTAACATTTAAATTTTACACGATTATGGAAATACTTACACTTATCATCAAACAGAAATTCTTTGACGAAATATTATCAGGCAAGAAAACTCAAGAATTCAGAGAAATCAGACCTACAACTCAAAAAAAATACTGTCAGCTTGATGCTGAAGGGTATTGTGTCGAAATAGACGGTATTTTACAGCCTAAGCATTACGATGCTATTCAATTCTTTGTAGGTTATAATAAAGACAGAGCCAGTGCATTGGTAGAAGTCAAAGACGCAAAGATTGAACTGTTTGAAGATGAGAATCACAATTTAATTGAATACACTTATCAAGGTGAGATTTATTTGGCAGCTCAGGTAGTTTATGATCTGGGTAAAGTGATAGAAAAGCATGTTTAACCCTTTAAAATTTTGTTGAGTCAGAACAAACAGAAGTACATTTTCAACAGGTGGCTATCGTGGTGGTCGTAGAGGTTTAACTACAGAAACCGGTGGCTTGTCTCAGGGCGGTAGATTTATCAATCGCAGACAGCAGTATTATAACGTCCGTGTCGGACTTGGCATGAGTGGCGGATAATGACACTGCAAGAAAGGACATACAGCAATATTGACCTCGTCAGACAGAAGACTGACGGGGTTTTGCTGTTTCTGTCCTTGGGTAAGGATTCTTTAGTATTGCTAGACATGATCTATCCGAAGTTCGAAAGGATAGTCTGCGTGTTCATGTACTTTGTTAAAAGTCTAGAACATATCGAAAGATGGGTTGGATGGGTAAAAGCTAAATATCCGAAGATAGAGTTTGTTCAGGTGCCACACTGGAACCTTACTTACATTCTTCGTGGTGGTTTATATTGTGTCCCCAATCCCAAAGTGAAGCTTCTGAAGTTAGCTGATGTTGTGAAAGCCATGCAGCTCAAATACGGACTGTATTACACTTTCTTGGGTATGAAGAAGGCAGACGGCATGAACCGCCGCCTGATGCTGAAAGGCTATGAAGCAAACGGATACGAGAACAACGGCATGTGCTATCCTTTGGCTGACTGGACTCAAAAGGATATTCTGGCCTATATGAAGCAGAACGGACTACCAGAGCCGGTAAGATATTCGCTCAAAGCCAGTTCAGGCGTAGGATTCAACTTGGATTGCATGTTATGGCTGGAGAAGAACTACCCCCAGGATTTACAAAGAATTTACAAGGTGTTCCCGATGGCAATACGTGTGCTTGAAGAATTTCGTTATAAAAACAATGGATAATGGAAGAAATTTGGAAAGATATTGAAGGGTATGAGGGACTTTACAAGGTTTCAAATCTTGGTAGAGTAAAATCAATTAATCGTATAATTGAGCATAAAAGACTTGGAACTACTACTGTTCAGGAAAGAATATTGAGTGCAGCAGATAAGGGACTTGGGTATATGGTCGTAGGTCTTTCAAAAGGTGGAAAAAGGAAAACCATGCGTGTACACAGATTGGTAGCAAAGGCTTTTATTCCGAATCCTAAAAACTTTGACTTGATAAACCACAAGGACAAAAACACTTCAAACAACAATGTAAGCAATTTGGAGTGGTGTGATTATCAATATAACAATACGTATGCAGACCATAACGAACTATCATCAAAGTCTTTATCAAAACCTGTTTTACAATATACGATGAATGGTAAATTTGTAGCAAGGTATTACGGAGCAGTAGAAGCAGAAAAAAAGACAGGGATATGTAGGGCTTGTATAAGAGATTGCTGTCGTGGAAAACTCCAAAGCAGTGGTGGTTTTAGATGGAAACTCGAAAGTGACAACAAAGATATGAGTATTCCAGTATTTCGCAAGTTTAGGTCTAAACTAAGTTATGATGATGTCGTTAAAATTAAGCAAATGGCTAAAGATGGCATTAAACAAAAAGAAATTGCAAAAAGTATTGGAACAAGTCTTCATACCGTTAACAACGTTGTAAGAGGGTATTGTTTCAAGGATGTATAACAAAATTAATAGGAGGAACGCTGAGTCAGAAGAAGAATTTCAGACAGGACTATGAGTTATTTAGGAAATCCCTATACAGCTCAAAATATGATGCAAGGCTATGGCTATAATCGTCAGCAGGTTGCTATTTTCAACCGTTCGCAAGCATTAAGAAGTAGAGCTACAACGGATTCGCAATTTAGAAGAATCGGTCGTGCGGCTGAAAATATGCACCGAGCAGCAAGTGGAGGACTTGGTTTAAGTAATGGCTAATATGGAACTGAGCAAATACATAAAGAGTGAATCGGTAGAACTCAACCGTTCTGCCATTCACTTCGCCGATTATAATCCCCGGAAACTGTCTGAGGAATCCCGAAAGACATTGAAGCGAGGCATCAAGAAGTTCGGCTTAGTTGGTGGAATCGTAGTCAACAAGCGGACTGGACTGACTGTGGTAAGCGGTCATCAGCGTCTGACAGTCATGGATGAGCTGCAGAAGTTCCCGGAGAACGACTACAGAATCCGTGTAGATGTAATTGACGTGGACGAAAAGCAGGAAAAGGAATTGAACATCCTGATGAATAACCCAAACGCACAAGGCTCATGGGATTATGACGCTTTAGCCCAGTTGGTCCCTGATATCGACTACAAGGACGCCGGACTGACCGAAGCAGATCTGAATATGATTGGATGTGACTTCCTTTTGCAGACAGAAGAAGAAAATTCTATTGCTGATGCATTGGAGGATATGATGGCACCAGTAACAGAACAGAAAGAAGCCGAGAAAGCAGCAAAGCAGATGGAAAGAGCTGAGAAGATAGCCCACATGAAAGAAGTCAAGCAGCAGGTTAAAGATGCAGCCCAGAAACAGGCTCAAGATATGGATGCTTATTTAATGCTTTCCTTTGATACATTTGAAGCCAAAGCTGCCTTCTGTGAAAGATTTGGTTATGATCCATATTCCAAGTTTATCAAGGGTGAGGTGTTCGATGAACAAATAGAAAGAATAGAATGATTATGAAAAGTGAATCTCAAAAAAGTAAACATACAGGGCGAAAGCCTAAATTTGACTACAAGAGTGAGGAGTTTCTCTCTCAAGTGGAAACGTATGCCAAGAAGGGGTTCACGGACAAAGAAATCGCTTTTGCTTTAGGACTATGCCCCCAAACATTCAGTGAAAAGAAGAGTGAGCACTGCGAATTAAGCGAAGTATTAGCGCGCGGGCGTGCAACCATTACCGCCGCTGTGCGAGCTAAGTTCCTTGCTATGGCTTTGGGCGGTATCAAGACCAAAAGTACTGTAGTCAGGAAGTTGAAAGACCAGGACGGCAATCTTACCGGCGAAGAAGAGCTTCAGGTAAGTGAAAGCGAACTGGCTCCAAACCTTCAGGCCATGTCAGTCTGGCTGTACCACCATGATGAGGAGTGGAGAAAGATTGAACGTCGCCAGGATGAAGACGCTGATATTCCAAAGGACATTGATCATGGTATCAGTATTGATTCATGGATTAAAGATAATCTGAAATGATTGTTCCTCAAGAAATATATCATCCGTTATACACCGACAATGAGAAATTCATTATTCTCATCACCGGTGGCCGTGGATCGGGAAAGAGTTTCAACGCTTCTACCTTCATTGAACGGCTCACATTTGAAATGACCCCCGTAGAGAAGATTGTCCACCAGATTCTTTATACCCGTTACACGATGGTATCTGCCGGGATGTCTATCATTCCGGAAATGATGGAAAAGATAGATTTGGACGGAACAACGAAGTATTTCAAAACAACCAAAACCGATATTGTAAACCGGATGACCGGCAGCCGTATCATGTTCCGTGGTATCAAGACGTCTTCCGGAAATCAGACGGCCAAGCTGAAATCCATTCAGGGTATCACGACATTTGTCTGTGATGAAGCCGAGGAATGGACCAGTGAGGAAGAGTTCGACAAGATTATGCTCTCCATTCGTAAGAAGGGAATCCAGAATCGGATAATTATCATTATGAATCCCTGCGATTCGAACCATTTCATTTATAAGAAATATATTGAGAACACTCACCGGCTGGTGGAGATTGACGGGGTGCAGGTACAAGTTTCTACCCATTCGAATGTTCTTCATATCCATACAACCTACTTAGACAATATCGAGAATCTTTCTCCAGAGTTCCTGAGAGAAGTCAAGGAGATGAAGGAGAAGAATCCGGAGAAGTACGCCCATGTGGTTATTGGTCGCTGGGCAGACGTGGCCGAAGGTGCCGTGTTCAAGAAATGGGGTATTGTTGACGAGTTCCCAATGTGGTGTAAGAAGGTGGCTATCGGGCAAGACTTTGGTTACACCAATGATCCGTCGGCTTCCATCCGATGCGGCATCATCGACAATGCGCTGTATCTGGATGAAGTGGATTATCGTACTGGATTGCTTTCTGGTGATATCATAAAAGCTTTGCGACCCTGGAATTTGAAAGTGATTGCTGACAGTGCGGACCCGCGACTCATTCAGGAAATTCATAACGGAGGTATTAAGATCTATTCAGTTGAAAAAGGTCAAGGCTCTGTCAATGCCGGTATAGACAAGATGCAGGGAATGGAAATTTTCATTACTAAACATTCTTACAACCTTCAGCGAGAGTTCCGAAATTATGTATGGGCAAAGGATAAGGACGGAAACTATATCAACGAACCTGAAGACCATGATAATCATGGCATAGATGCTGCGCGGTATTATGTGCTAGGAGAACTGCTCGGCAGGATTATGAAGCCCAAAGACATTTCAGGAGTATTTGGACATTAAACTTTGAAATATGACTTTAGAAGAAATTTTAGCTATGCCGGAAGTAGAGAGAAAAATCTACTATCTGAAGAAAGGGCGAAAGACCGAGCAACCAAACGCTCACGCCCTTTATAACGACTGGAATCCCAACAAGCATGAAATAGTGATTGATGAGGAAAAATATCCGAAAATCAAAATCACTACCCAGCCTGAGAAACGAATTACAGACCCGACAACCGGGAAAGAATATGTGGAACCGGCGGTAAAGAAGGAAGTTGATCCGAATAGAATTGCCCTTCCAATCGAGCAGGACATCGTAAACCTTCAGACCGCGTTCACTGTTGGAACAGAACCGGTTCTTGACTGCCAGCCAGATCAGTCGGAAGAAAGCCTCCTTTCTGCGTTGAAACAGGTGTTCAAGAAGAACAAATTGAAATACCAGAACAAAAAGGTAGTCCGAGCATGGCTGGCCGAGCAGGAAGTGGCCGAATATTGGTATGTGGTTAGGGATGATGGTTTCTGGGCCAAGCTGAAACGCAAGGTTGCAGGAATTTTCGGGAAGTCACGTCCTGAGTACCGTCTGAAGAGTGCCATCTGGTCTCCTTTCCGTGGTGACAAGCTCTACCCATTTTTCAACGACCAGGGGGATTTGGTGGCCTTATCCCGTGAATACAAGAAAAAAGACCTGAACGATGTAGAGATTACCTGTTTCATGACCATTACCAAGGATATGGTTTATCAGTGGGAACTGACAAGCAACTGGACTGACAAAGGCTCATTTGCTCATGGATTCAAGAAGATGCCAGTAATCTATATGTGGCGACCAGAAGCGTACTGCGAGAAGATTAAGAGTCTTCGTGTAAGGTTGGAGAAACTTCTTTCAAACTATGCAGATTGTATCGACTATCACTTTTTCCCTATCCTCATGCTGTTCGGTGATGTACAGAACTTCTCCGGTGAGTTCAAGAATCGTGTAGTCGAACTGACCGGACAGGGGGCAAACGCCCAGTATCTTACCTGGTCTCAGGTGCCTGATACGGTGAAGTTCGAGGTGGAGACACTGCTAAGTCAGATATACGGACTGACCAATACGCCACGAATATCTTTTGACTCCCTGAAGGGAACCGGTAACGCGGTTTCCGGTGTGACTTTCGACTATGTGTTCATGTCCACCCACCTGAATGTGGAAAATCTGAACGAAACCGTCGGAGAGTTCATGCAGCGTCGTGTGAATTTTCTCGTTTCTGCCTTGGGTTCCGTGAACTCTACCCTTGAATCAGCTTCCGAAACTATTGATGTGGATGTTCAAATGCAACCCTACAGGCTGGAAGACATCAAAGGCAAGATAGACACCGCTATCAAGGCTAAGGATGGTGAAATCTGGTCGCAACAGCGGGCTATCACCTTTGTGGGGAACGTGGATTCTGTTCTAGATGAGATTGAAGCCATCAAGGAAGAGCAGGCAGAGAAGCAGAAGAACGATATTGAGAAACAGAAACAACTTTCTTCTATGAAAGGAAACACGTTGAAATCTGAAAAATAGAACAATTTAGTCAGAAGAATTACGGGGTTTATACAAAACTAACTGATAAAAATCTAAAATATTGACTAATTATATAGCGATATCTCATGGTATCGCTATTTTTTTGAGCAATTACAAATAATAGAATATAATTTTGAAAAATAGAATTTTATTATTACTTTTGCAATATGATAATTGAGTGAACCTAATGAGAATATTTACAGAACAAGCTATAAAGGAATATGCAGAAACGCATCCTGACGCAAAAGTAGCTTTACAAGAATGGACAACTATAGTCAAGAAAAGCGAATGGACTTGCTTTGCAGACGTAAAAAAGACTTTCAATAGTGTTGATAATGTGGGTAACCAACATTATGTATTCAATATTAAAGGAAATAATTACAGGCTGATTGTAGTGATAAAATTCACTATAAAGTTTGTTTATATTCGTTTCATTGGCACTCATGCTGAATATGATAGAATAGCTGATTGTTCAGTTTTATAATTAAACCGAATCGGCGGTTACCGATTACCAAAGAGCTATGACAAAGATAGAAACAAAAGCTCAATACGACTGGGCTGTAAAAAGGGTTGAGGAATTACTTCCACTGGTTACAGATGAAACCCCTCTTGATGATCCTAATAGCATAGAGTTAGAATTACTTTCTAACCTTGTAGCTGACTATTCAGAAGAACATTTTGCATTGGGAGAACCAACACTTGTTGATGTTCTCAAACTCCGTATGTATGAAATGGGGCTTAACCAAAAAGCACTGGCTAAATTGATTGGTGTTAGCCCTTCACGTTTGAGTGATTATATTTCTGGTAAATGTGAGCCAACATTGAAGGTTGCGCGTGAAATTAGTCAAAAGCTGAATATCGATGCTAATATAGTGTTAGGTGTTTGATTTGATATGAGAGCTGTTGAAGTAATAGTTGAAAATGCTGGAGATAATCTTAGTGCTTACATTGAAGGTGCTCCGGTGATGACTGTTGGTAACGATGTGAAGGTAATCGAGAAGAACATGAAGGAAGCTGTTGAACTTTACCTGAAGTCATGCAAGGATATGAACATCGCTCCAGTGGAAGTATTGCAGGGAGAGTTCACCTTGAAGTTCAAAATAGATGCTGCCACCTTCATCAACTATTACAGCAGTATCTTTACCAAAGCAGCTTTGAGCCGGATAACCGGAATCAATGAACGCCAGTTGTGGCATTATGCGGCTGGAGTACACAAACCACGCAAACAACAATTAGAGAAGATTCAGAAAGGTATTAACGCGCTGACAGAGGAACTGGCAGCTATAAATTTGTTGTGATTATGGTAGATTTCGCTTCTTTATTTAAGGCGTTTTTAGAAAAGTATGGATTAAATTCCATTATTGCAGTATTTCTCACTGGATTGGTTTACTTCTTTTTGGGAGTAAATAATATTTTGGATCTTATTTTCATATTTGCTGGATTTGTCTTGCTTGTCTGTATATTTGACTATTTGTTTAAATTAATATTTAGACAGTTAAAACGATATAAAGAAGAGTGTTACTATAATGCAATAGAAAAACGTATAATCGACGAATTGTTTTATGTAATGCCCGAAAATGCAAAAGCAAATGCGTTGCAATTAATTGAGTTACCCATTATTCCTAATACTAAATACCATTTGTTGATAAATGATAAAGCGAAACAATGCTTAATAAAAAATGATTTTAACTTTGACGATTATTTCATTAATACCCCCTTACATAAAGGTTCTTGTATTGATCAAGAACAAATAGGAAATTATTCAGTTATATATGTCCATCCACATCTATATAAACTTTTGAAAAAAGAGAAGAAAAAGAGAAATAAGAATAATCAATGATTTTTTTCAGCGTGATTACTTCGGTAGTCACGCTTTCTTTTTACCTAAAAAACGAACATTCTCTTAATTGTTTCGTATCGTTAGCCTTAAAATTTCCCCTTCCTTTTCTCTATAAGTAAATTTACCGTATGAAATTATTAATCAAACTCATACGGTATGACAATCTTTGAACAAATCTTGGCAGGACTGCAACAGAAATTCGCTGGGGTGGATACTGCTACACTTACCCGTATTGCTACAAAGAAGGCAGAGGGTGTCACGGATGAAACGAAGGTGACCTCCATCGTCGAGGGTATCTCATTTCAGGACGTAATTCAAAACTATGGTGATTTCCGTGCAGGACAGGCGCAGACTTCCGCTGTTTCTAACTACGAGAAGAAGCATGGACTGAAAGACGGGAAACCAATCGAGAATCCGAAACCAGACCCCCCGAAACCAAACGATCCTCCAAAGCCGCAGGAAACGGACATCGCAAAGATGATTGCCGATGGCATCGCCGCCGGTATCAAGCCGTTTGCTGACAAACTGGCAAAAATGGAGGAACAAGAAGTGCAGGCGCAGCGCAATTCACAGATTTTGGCAGTGGCTAAGAAGTACGGTATTCCCGAATTTATGCTGAAAGACCGCAACATTCCTGAGAACACGGACTTGGATACCTATTTCAAGGACATGAAGCAGGATATGTCTAACAGCGGTTTCCAGTTTGCTAAGGCTCCAGAAACTGCCGAGCAGAAGCAGGAGAAGGAAGCTAGCGAGTTCGCCAAAATGATTGAGGCGGATACAAAATCTATTGTCGAACAACAAAACAAGTAATTTATGTCAGCAGGATACAAGTATTACATTGAGCCTGAACCGTCCATCGAGGAACGCTATGACGTTTCTACCGGAGTAAGACGCAGAGGGCCTTACAAGTTGGACACGACCAACCTAGTTGTTGGTTCGTTCCTTCCATCTTTTACACCGATTGCCGCCGACCTTGTAAAGAAAACCGCTCAGGTGGCTATCCGTGTAGAAGTCTATGAGAAATTTACTACCGGATCCAATACTACATTGAAAATCAAGAAGAATTCTTTGGCTTATGCAGGTATGCACTTGGGCAATGGTGCACATGGAGCTACCATCAACGCCATTGACAAATCAGACAAGGCTTTCGACAAGTTGACCTTAGCAGCTGACTTTGGTGATACTTTGGAAGCAGGTACTGTACTCTATGAAGCTACAGCAGTAAGCGGTACAACTCCGAAAGTCATTGCTAACTCAGCTTTGTACGAAAGAGTTCAAGTTGAAGAAGGCATCGTATTAGTTGCTCTTTTGATGCGAGCATTTGAAATCGAGCCTACCAAATTAGCTATGCCTTTCTCTGACATTGATAAGGCTAACATGCCGCATTTCCAATTTAACGCAGCTGGTGTTCAATCTCCGACAGGTGTTTCATATGAACTGCCTGAAGCGTCCGATTCTGTAATGGGTGGTATTCAGTTGGGATTCGCTCAAAGCGGAAAGAAATATCCAGTAGCACTAGAAGGCGGCAAAGCTTATGTTGAAGTTCCTTGGACAGACAACAACACTACCTATCAGGCAGCCAACTCAAGTACGTTGGGACTGGTAAAGCAGGGTGCTAAGGTTGATGATGCTGCTGGTGGTGATGAGAAAGATAAAATTAATGCTCTACTTGCATCGTTGAGGGCAGCTGGTATTATCGCAAGCAAATAAAGAAAGGAGGACTAATATATGATGCTAACTATTTATACTCTGTTTAACGACCCCAACATCGTTAACGCTGTTATTCAGCGCGTCCTTCAGACACGTAAGGATACTATTTACTGGCAGCAGTATCTAGACTTCCGAAGAACGACTACCCGTGTGTTCAAGGACTACATCGGTCAGGTTACGGGCGTGATGGCCGGTTCTATCAATTCGCGCTACGGTGAGAAGCCTATCCGTGAACGTCGGAATATAGGTTCAGGATATGGAGAAATTGCTTACTTGGGCGATCGTTACCAGATTTCCGTCGATCGTCTGTCTGAACTTCAAGACTTGATTGACAAATACAATGCAGCAAAACCTGCTGACCAGATTGCAGCTATGCAGGACATTGTAAACTTCATCTATGATGACTACCGTCAGGTGCTTTTGGCTCCCCACAAGCGTATGGATATGGTTCTCGGTTCTATGCTGATGACCGGAGAAGCAACAGTTAAGAACAAGGATGACAATGCAGGAGGAGTTAACCTCTTGGAAATCAAGTTACCGTTCAAGTTTATTACTCCCGAAACTGAAGCTAAAACGAAATTCATCACATACCTACAACAGAAGGTAAACGAACTGAAGTCCATTTATGGAACATTCCCGAAAATGATCATGTCTAGAGGAACCTTCGTGAAGAACATTATCGGATCTGAGGAATTTGGTGACAGGTTCAAGATGCAGCTAACTGGTAACGAGATGTACCTCTCTACCGGGTTGATTACATCCCAGCTGGCTTCTTCCATTTTTACTGGTATCGGACTTCCAGCCATCGAAATCAAGGAAGATTATGTTCTTGACCAAACCGGTAAGAACGTACAGATTTACGCAGACGACCGTATCACATTGCTTCCACAAGATAAGATTGGTTATATGCGTTTCCATACTCCGTACGAAGCTGTAGACGGTGCGCCAGGACGTAATTACACTCAGGCAGACGGTGAAATGCTGATATCCGGCTATAAGGATGGTAACGGTCGTTATCTTGAATACACCGCTGAGTGGATTCCGCAGATTACGAATCCTAACCTGATTGTGAATTTCGATTTGTCAACCATGAACGCATGACAGTAAACGACTACATATCACAGAAGTTTCAGACCTTCGGCATTAATTTGTCGGAGGCTGACCTTTTGGAGATAAGTCTGTCTTCAGAGATAAGCGGAGAGGATGAGATGGACCCGTCAAACATCGGACTTGTTTCGGTGGCTATGGCGAAGTTCATCCCCTCTCTATTGCTACGTGCAACTTCCATCAGCGAGAACGGTTTCTCCATGTCATGGGACATCAAGGGGGTAAAGGAATACTACTCGTTTTTGTGCAAGAAGTACGGTCTTGAAGACACGCTGTCAGATAAACCTAAAGTCAGATTCCTATGATATTTGCTCCGCATACATTACAGGTTAAAGTCTTTACTCAGATGGAAACAGACGAGTTCGGCAGGCCCATTCCAGGTACCGGTGGAGAAAGCTGGCAAGACGTATGCAAATGCCGTTGTGACGATAATTCTACCAAAGAGTTTACTTCGGAGAACGGTGAAGTGTACCGACCGAATTACCATGTAGTCTGTGAGAAAAGAATCTCACTGAAGGCTGGTGATGAAGTCAGATGTATGGATGGTGAGAATATCCGGGGAGCTGGCGAGGTTTACATGGTCAAGAATACGAATTATTTTGGTTACTCAGATATATGGATGTAAAGTTTGATTTTTCGGACGTGGATGGCTTTTTCGACCAAGGTTATGCCGAGGTGAAAGCCGTTGAAGAGAAGGTAGGCAAAGAAGCTGTCGATTATGCAGTGGAGCATGGCAGTTATCAGAACCGGACCGGAACGCTCCGTAAGTCAAACAAGTATTCAGTTCAGGATGACGGCTTGGAATTGAGGAATGAAGCTGAATACGCTTCTTTCGTTGAATCCAAAGGTTACGAAGTCTTGACTGGTGCAGCCCTGTTTGCTGAGAAACGATTAAAGGAGGAAATCAAATGATAGTTACCACCGACATAGCGAACATACTCTATCGTGATTGCCAATCTTTTGATATTGACATTGTCCCTCATGGCAAAAAACAGACGGAGCCGATGAAGTCTGAAAGGATTGTAATTCACTCCAAGAAGCAGCAGCCAGGGACATACTGGAAGAAATCCTTCGTTGAGGTGAATCTTTGTGTTCCTGACTTGAAAGAAGGTGAAGCCAACACCATCCGGCTGAACGAACTGGAGAAACAGTCGCAAGAGTTATTTGACGGAGTAACCGGACGCTATGATGGTACAACCTATCATTATTCCATTGAGTCAATCGGAACTGAGGAGGACACATCCTTAAAGTGTCACTATGTGAATGTAAGAATTTTGTTTGAAGTTTTTAATGTAAAATGATATGGCAGAAGCAAAGAAAATTACAGCTGTAAATATCAAGAAACTTTGGTATGGCGAAACAAGCGAGATTACCGCAGATTTGACAGGACAAGCCTTGCATACTCTTTTACAGGGTGAAACCTTGAAAGAAGTCAAGAATATTCACCAAGATACTTGGACACTTGAAGAAGCGGAAGCAAGCCGAACCAATTATAAAAATCAGCTCACGGGTCAGACCTATCGCAGTGAAAAGGAAATGGGTGATGTAACTGTCAATTTCACCATTGGAGAATACGATTACCCGACCAAGAAAGACCTTATGGGTGGTGATGTTATCAACACTGATAAAGGTTGGAAACGTGCGAGAGGAAAGGTGAACATCGAAAAATGTATCGTAGCCCAAACCGATGATGATCAGTATTGCGTCATTCCCCGCGCAGATATCGGGGCTCGTGAAGCGACTACAGATAAGGCTATTGGGCTTCCGGTGAGTGCTGTAGAACTTGAGCCGAAAGACTCCGCTATCGCTCCAGAATACTGGTTTGATTCCGAAGAGGTAAAAGCTGGCATGTAATGCCTATCCGATAGGTAGAGATTATATTCCATAACAGGGGTGGGCTTTATGGCTTCACCCCTTAATTATTTTTTTACATGAATCAAGGTGCAAAAATCATATCAGAATCCATTATTGGCGGTGATTTCAGAACGGTATTTGTTGGAGGAAAAGCTTATACTGTCTATCCGCCTACAATCTATAAGTTAGCCGGAGCTATCTCCCATCTGTCAGACGTACAAGAGGCCGAAAACTTGAAAAATGTCCTGCTCTCCTTGGGAGAAAGCGAGGCTTATTCCAAGGCATTATCCTGGCTGATTACAGGTGATGAAAGTTTGAGTGAGGAGTTAGCTAAAGGAACATATGAAGAGAATGTGAACGCATTAGATGAAGCCTTTTCCATGATTGACTCAAAGGTTTTTCTCAAAGCTGTCAGCTTGGCGAGGAACGTAAGCCTGCTGGCAGCGAAACCGAGGTTGTAGGAAATGATACTCTTTTGGGACAGATAGCGTCGTTCATGGAAAATCTGCATCTGTCATACCGGGAGGTGGTCTATGAGATACCATACAGGAATTTAGTATTAATGCAGCGTGACAAGCTCCATACCGTTACCGGGACGAAGGTTACAAAGGTGAAGGGTAAGGACATGGCTTCACGCAGAAGAAGAAATAAGAAATAGATATGGCTACACTATCAGAGATTTTTATATATTTGTCTAACAATTAAATTTTAAAGCCGAGTCAGAAGAAGAACAAAATCAGGTTGGGAAATAGCCCGACAAGCTAACAGATTAGCTCAACAGCGCTATGGAAGTAACTTTGACAGCCCTAACAACCTTGTAAATAGGATAGCAGGCAAGTATCTTGGAAACTTCAATAGGAACGGAACCAGTTGGAATACACAAGTCTCAAAACGTACCTATATGGGGCTTAATGGCGGATAATTTAAGGCGGGAAATCCCGCCTTATTTATTTTCTATGTATTTCTATTATTTTACCTAAATGAAAAGCTATTTGCCAAAAAGCATATAAATCAGCACGTATCATATTTGGTATGAACCTAAAGCCGTCAACCTCTACTAAAGCCGTATCACGTTCTTTGGCATATCCAACGGCAATATACAAATATTTGTAAGGTTTAGGTACAAACGGAAAATTTCCGTTATTATAATCGTCAATGAAATATTCTTTATCTGGTTGGGTTACATCAGGATTAAGAACATATTTTCCATTCTTGTCTTTTAAAAGATAGCGATTAGCGGTAATACCCTCTTTGATTTCTCTATACTCTTCTTTCTTTGTACCTGCTATTATCTGGTCAAAATAAACTTGCTTTATAGGTAAATAAAGGGTATTCTCTTTAGTAGGCGTTTCCATGATGTTTAATCTTTCATTTTTAATAGTTTCTCCAAATCCTCAAAAGAATGAACCTCATAGAGAGTTCCTTTCACTTTCACGTAGCCATTTACTTCGGAATTTAAAGACTGGCTGTTTACAGATGATGGTATATATCCATCAATAAGCTCTATTACTTGAACACCTAATGTATTTGCGATTTCTTCAAGCATTTTTGTTGTTGTACCATTGCTTAAAGAACGGCTTAAACTCTCTGGGGTTCTTCCCATTTGTACAGCAAGGTCTTTCATCATAATACCTTTTTCTCTACATATTTCTTGTATTCTATACTTCATACATTTTTGTATAATTGATTCAGTAGTGCAAATATAGAACGAATTATACATAAATGTATATTTAAAGAATAAAATAATGTTAAATAAGCGCAGAATTATACATTTATGTTTGTTTGCAATTATACAAGTTTGTATATTTGCAACGTGATAATCAACAAGACATATACAAGAATGTATAATTAAATAAAATATAAGAGCTATGGCAACAGAAAAGAGAAACCTATTAAAAGAGATTATGAACCTTGCTTGGTCATTTGTACGCAAGAACGGTTATTCAATGAGTGAAGCATTGAAATGCGCTTGGACTAATATCAAACTTCGTGCATTGCTTCATAAGAAGGTGGTTGAGTTCTATTTCAAGAAAACAGACGGCACACTGCGTCAGGCTTTCGGTACTTTAATGAGTGGCAGAATACCTGAAACAAAGGGGACAAAGAAAACAGCAGATAACTGTCAAGTGTATTTCGATTGCGAAAAAGAAGAATGGCGTTGTTTCAAGAAGTGTAACCTTATAAAAATAGCATAATTATGAGCACAGAAATGGTAATGAATGCAAGCAGTATTCAGATTAGCGAAAAAACAAAAATGTTAATGAAATGCCGTGCCGCATTAAGCGATTTATACAACAATGTAGATGATATAGTTAGTAATGATGATGAAGTCAACTATAATAATTTGTTTGATAAGTTTGAATCAGCATTTCAGAATCTTGATGAAAAATTAGTAGCATTATTAAATGCTCGTATTGAAGTTGTTTCAGTAAATAAAAACTATAAAATGATGTAATTATGGCAAAGATAGAACTAAGAGAAAGCGATATGCATAGAGCAAGAAACCTTAACCGTAAAAATGGATGGGGGTTAACAGCCGACCAGATGAAAAGAATTATATCGGCATACGAGAAAGGCAACGATTATAAGCGTGCTTTAATAGAGTATCGTTTGACAGATGTAAACTTTCATACCGAAGTTGAACTTCTGAAAAACGGTAAATTCAATGAGTTAAAAGAACAAGTAAAAGAATGGTAACAATAAAACATATATAAAGATGGAAACAATCGTAAATCAAAGCAAAATGGCAAAACAAGAAATAAGTTACAATGAAGAAAGGGCTCAAATGTTAAAAGAGTTGCATAGCCATAACCTTGCAGACCGAATAACAAATATGCCAATAAGCGAAAACACACGAGCAGCCTTATATTTTAAAGGTAAGGTTCAAGATGTTATAGATACCCTTTTCTCACTTCACTATTTGATATATAGAGAACCTGACGAAAAGACAACAGAAATGTTTTGTAAAGCAGGCGAAATGCTTAATGAACTTGCCGACAAATACATAATTGAAAGTATAAGTGACAACATAGGCACTCGCATGACAGAGATATAAAGCAATTCAAACTCTCACACACGATTATTTTGAAACAATCAGCCAAATGTTTGTTCTGAGAGTGACAATTTTTAGGATAAACATTTGGCGATTGGTAACTTTGCTTTAGAGCGAAATGCGCTTCGTGGCAGTTGCGTTACAAGGATATTCAAGGCATTTCTTTCAAGGGGTAAACTGCCACATTAGACCTCTTCTAAGATTTGCCTTTTTATATGTCAGGCGTGACAGGTCAAGCAAGTCATTAAGGTGTGTATGGGTTCAAATCCCTGCTTGCTACAAATTCAGTCAAAATAAAATCCCCAAAGGCGAAAGTGACTGAGTCGCCAATGGGGATAATGTTAAATTCAAACTGGGACAAAAATATGAATAAAATCCAGATTTTCCAAAATGAGCAGTTCGGAAAAGTAAGAATTGCTATGAATGAGAATGAAGAACCGTTGTTTTGCTTGGCAGATGTAGCAAAAGCACTTGGTTATTCAAACCCTGCAAAAGCAGTTATAGACCATTGTAAGGGGGTTACTGTTTTGGAAACCCCTACTCAGAGTGGTGTACAATCTATAAAATATGGCAAAGAGAGCGAAGTTTATAGGTTAACTATGAAATCAAAGCTGCCCAATGCAGAAAAATTTCAAGATTGGGTTTGTGATGAAGTTCTGCCATCAATCCGCAAGCATGGTGCATACATGACACAAGAAACGCTCGAAAAGGCTTTGACATCTCCCGATTTCTTAATCCAACTTGCAACCAACTTGAAAGAAGAAAAGCAGAAACGAATTGAAGCCGAACAAAAGGCAGAACTTGCAGAACAAACAATAAAGTCCAATGCACCTAAAGTCCTGTTTGCTGATGCTGTTTCAACTTCTCAACGCTCATGCTTGGTAGCCGAGCTTGCAAAAATATTGCAGCAGAATGGCGTGAATATAGGTCAGAACCGTTTGTTCGCTTGGATGCGTGAAAATGGCTACTTATGCTCAAAAGGTCAATATTACAACCAGCCCACACAAAAGGCTATGGATTTAGGGTTATTTGAACTGAAGCAGACGACAATAAACAAGCCTGATGGTTCGATACTTGTTTCTACAACTACAAAAGTAACAGGTAAAGGTCAAGTTTATTTCGTAAATAAGTTTTTGGGTAAAGATGCAGCTTAATTATGAGAGAAGCATTTAAAATAACGGCAGGTTTGCGATTTGGCAGACTTGTCGTTTTAAAACAGGTAGAACGAAAACCTGATGATAAAGACAAGCATTTCAAGTGGCTTTGCCAATGCGATTGCGGAAAAACTTGTGTTGTTCGTTCAAGTAATTTGAGAAATGGGATAACAAAGAGTTGTGGATGTTCAAAGCTTGATATAAAAGATATTACAGGTCAAAGGTTTGGTAGATTGATAGCTTTAAAACATGTTGGATTTGCAAGTAATAACATTGCATTATGGAAATGTAAATGCGATTGCGGTAAAATGATAGTCGCCAGAGAATGCAATTTACATAGTGGTATAACTAAAAGTTGCGGATGTTTACAAATTGAAAGAACTAAAAAAGCAAATTCAAAACACGGTAAGACAAACACAAGACTATATAATATATGGTCTAAAATGAAAGAACGCTGTTGCAATTCCACAAGAAAAGCATATAAAAATTATGGTAAAAAAGGTGTCAGTGTTTGTGATGAATGGCTAAATGATTTTCAGAAGTTTTGCGATTGGGCAATAGAAAACGGTTATAAAGATAATCTTACAATAGACAGAATAAACCCAGATGGCAATTATGAGCCTAATAATTGCAGATGGATAACTTTAAGTGAAAATGTAAGGCAAAAATATAAATCCGACTTCATAACTGTTGGCGATAAATCTCTAACGATACATGATTGGGCACAACGGTTAAATCTCTCTCAATATGCTTTGCGAAACAGATATAAAGAATTTGGTAAAAGATGGGTTGAAGAAGCAATAAAAATAATATTAGAAACAGGTGATAATACTCACATCTATAAGCGAAAAGAGTACGCTAATGGTAAAATAAGACATCGAAAAAACACAAATACGCAACAATAGGTTTATTGTTTGGTATTAATCATCGTAAAAACTGAATATTAATTAACTGAGTGCTAACTTCATGTAATTAATATTCAGTTTTTTATATGCCAACACTTGTATTTAAAATTGCGGCTGATTATGAAGCCGTTATACGATTAAGAGAGGAAATCTCTAAACTGGAATCCCAGCTCAAAAAAATGGATGTAAACAAATCCCCTGCCGTAGCTAAGGCTTTGGAAACTCAACTCGCATCAGCTAAGCAGCAGATGATGGGGTTGGTAACTGAAGCTGCAAAAGTTGGGATTGCAATGGAAAATGATTTAAAGCGTAAGATTAATAATGCAACAAAAGCTTCTGACGAACTATCAGAAGAAATAATTAAGCAACGTAAAATCATTCGTGAAACACAGGAAGATGTCAGACAATTATCTGAGCAATATTCTAAATTAGGGAAATATTCTCCGCAAGCAACATCTAAATTAAATCAGTTAAACAGGGCTAAGGCAGCTTTGAATGAGCAAAGGTATGCTTTAGGTGAACTACAAGACCAACAGGCAAGAAATCGGCTTGAAGTGAGACAACTTGCCCGTGAGTATAAAAAGTTTTCACAAGGAACAGATAAAGCTACTGTTACTGTTGATGCACTTATGTCCTCACTGAAGCGTACAGCCTTAGAGATAGGAGGATTGGCAGCAATAAAGAAGTTCAGTTCTGATGTAATTAACGCAACCGGAAAGATGCAGCAGTTACAGGTTGCACTCTCTACGATTCTACAAAGCAAGTCAAAGGCAGATACTTTGTTGGCTGATATTTCTCAGTTTGCATTGAAGACACCTTTTAGTATTGATGATGTTGCTACTGGTGCCAAGCAGCTATTAGCTTATGGTTCATCGGCTAATACAGTAGTGAATGAACTTTCCATGCTTGGTAATGTGGCATCTGGACTTCAAATTCCTTTAGGACAATTGATTTACTTATATGGAACATTGAGAACACAGGGGCGTGCCATGACTGTAGATATTCGTCAATTTGCAGGGAGAGGTATTCCTATTTATGAAGAATTAGCGAAGGTCCTTGGGGTATCACAAGAGCAAGTTGGAGAGTTAGTAAAACAGGGGAAAGTCGGTTTTAAAGAAGTGGAACAAGCCTTTAAAAATATGACAAGTGAAGGCGGTAAGTTCAATAATATGTTAGAAAACTCTGCTGGTACATGGACACAGCAAATAGCCGCTGTTCAGGAAAAGTTATTCTTAAAAATGAATGAATTCGGGAATAAGTATAAGGAGGTTTTCGAATTTGGTATCGGTACAGCAGAGGATTTGGTGGAAAGTCTTGATGATGTGTTGTCTGTAATCGGAGGATTGATAGCGGCCTATGGAACTTATAAAGCTGCTTTGATAACGACCGCCGTAGCACAGAAGGCAGTTGGATTCGTTGAAAGTATCCGTCTGATTGGAATGTACAGGAAGGAGTTGGGACTGGCTACTGCTGCACAACAGACTTTCAATTTGGCCTCGAAATCCAATGTGTATGTCTCTCTGTTGGCAGCTCTTGTTGGAATAGGTACGGCAGTTTATATGTTCACCAAGAGAGCCAATGAAGCCACAGCTGCCCAGGAAGCACTTAATTCGGTAAACAAGAAGGCCGATGAAGAATTTTCCAAGCAGGCAGCAACGGTTGATAGGTTGTCAGGCGTACTGAAAAGTGAAACTTCCTCACTGGGACAGAAAAAGAAAGCTTTGTCTGATTTGCAGGCTATCATCCCTTCTTATAATGCAAGCCTTGACGAAGAGGGTAAATTAATAAACAACAACACCGAGGCCATTAAATCCTATCTGACGCAACTGGAAAAGCAGATACGGATGAAGGCAGCAGAGAAAGAATTGACAGAGCTGTATGAAAAGAAGCGGACTCAAGAAAAAAGACAGAAAGAAGCCATAGCAAACTACAATGAGGCCAAATCTTTGTATAATTCATCCGTAACAATGACTGGAAGCGCATTGCAGAACAGAGGGGTAAATACAGGTGTGGCAGTATTCTCTCAAAATAGTGCCATAAACAATCAACTCAAAGATAGTGCGAATAAGGCCAAGAAAGAACTGGATTCCGTAAACAAGGAATTAGGCGAAACGGTTTCTGCCATCACTGAACTGGAAAAAGAAATTGAGAAATCCTCTCTATCCGATAAAAAAGAGGTTACACAGTCTTCAATATCCAAAGAAGTAGAGAATGCCACCAAACGTATCAACACACTTAAACAAGAGATTGCCGACCTTCGTAGCGGAAAATTGCAGGCAGAGGCTGGCAAGACTGTAGAATCTTCTATCAAGGCAAAGGAAAAAGAGTTGCAGAGTGCAGAAAAGACGTTGGAAACACTTACCGGCGTCAGGAACAAGGATGTATCAAGAGAAAACGCAACAACATCAGCCGGAGGGAAACTTTCAGACTTGGAACGTAAACAGGCATTAGAACGCGCAAAAGAAGCAGTAGACTTAGAAAATCAGATTGAGCAAGCCCGTATAGATGCAATGGCCGACGGTGGGGATAAAATCCTTGCTCAACGTGAACTGAATAACAAGAAGGAATTACAAGCTATTGACCGGGCCAAAGAAGAGTATATTCAGAAAGAAATTCAAAGACAGAAAGAAATATTCGAGGCAACAGAGGATTTAAAAGCAAAGAAGAATCCTAAATACAAAAAGCGCAGTTTTGATTCTTCCTCTATAAGCGTTGACACCAGTTCATTTGACATCCTGAAAGAGAATACAGACAAACGTCAGGTTCAAGAAGACCTGAATGCACAACGAGAGGCGATGAATGCTTATTTAGCTGAGTATGGCACCTATATGCAGAAGCGTCAAGCTATTATTGAGCAATATCAGGATAAGATCAACAAGGCTACTACCGAAGGAGAAAAATTAACCTTGGGCAAACAACGAGATCGTATCTTATCCGGTATAGATGAACAAGCTAACAAGACAATTTCTGCTGTTTCCCAGTTGTTCGGAGATATGAAAGACAAAACTCTGAAGGACCTTGAGGATATCAATGTAGCTGGGCAAAAGGCATTAGAGTTTCTGAAATCCGGGCAGTGGGACGAACAGAAAGGTAAGGAACTTGGAATTACCAAAGAGAATTTTGAGACTTGGAGTAATGATCCGGAAAAGATAAAGGCTATTTCTGATGCCCTAGTAAATAACAGAAAAGCCGCAGATGATCTCCAGCCAGCTTATAAGAAAGTTACTGATGGTATAAAAGATGCGTTCAATGCCGGCAATGACAGTAAGAAGCTCGAAGAAGCTCTTGCAAGAATCAAGAATGGTCTGAATGATATTATGCAGGTAGGATCATTCCTTTCTGATACATTTTCTTCTCTTGGTGATGCCTTTGGTAATGATACTTTTACAGATATTGCAGATGGTATTAACGTTGCTATGGATGCTGCTAATTCAGCAATGCAAGGAGCACAAGCTGGATCTGCATTTGGCCCTTGGGGGGCAGCAGCTGGTGCCGCTATAGGTTTGGTTAGCTCACTTGCTTCTTCTATAGCAAAAATCCATGATAAAAAGAATGAAAAACGTATTCAAGAATTACAAGATCAAATTGAAGTTCTTGAGAAATCATATGAGAGACTTGGTAATTCCATTGAAAAGGCATATTCTAAAGATGCTTCTAATTTAATTAATCAGCAAAATAAACTTTTAGAGCAGCAAAAGGTTCTCATTCAACAACAGATTAGGGAAGAACAAGATAAAAAAAAGACAGATAATGACCGTATTAAAGAATGGCAACAGCAAATTGAAGAAATCAATAATTTGATTGAAGAAAATAAAGAAAAAGCTGTAGACGCTATTTTTGGAGAAGATGTAAAAACTGCTATAGAAGACTTCGCTTCTGCATATGCAGAGGCTTGGTCTAACGGAGAAGATAGAGCCGAGTCAGCAAAAGACGCGGTGAAAAATATAATGCGCCAGATGGTTACAGAGTCTATTAAGTCCGCAATTCAAGCTTCTGGATCAATGGAGAAAATAAGGCAGAAACTTCAGGAATTCTATGCCGATAATGTCCTTTCAGGATGGGAGCAAAATTATATCTACAATATGGCTGAAGAACTCCAGAAAGAGTTGGATAAACAATTTGGTTGGGCTGATAGCCTTATGAAGGATGATTCCAAAGAGCAACAATCTGCCTCCGGTAGAGGTTTCGGTACAGAAATGACTCATGAGGATGCTGGTGAATTAAGTGGGAGGTTTACTGCTGTATATGAGTCAAACCTTCGCATAGAAACAGCTACCCAACAACAGACGATTGCTATTACAGAACTTCGCGGATCAATTTCCAGCTTAATTACTCAGGCGCAGGGTATGTATAATATTGCTGATGAAACACGCACTATATTAGCTAACTCCTATCTAGAATTGCAGCAAATCAGAGAAAATACAGGCGAGATTATTAAGCCAATTAAACAGATACAAAAAGATATAGAAGAAGTAAAACGTAACACATCAAGATTATGATAGAAGTAAAGGATATTTTAAATAAAGCGATAGGATTAGGGGCATGTTCTCAATCATCTAAAGCTACAGATTGGAAAAGTCTTGTGTGGCTTTTTTTCTCTCCTCAGGGATGTGAGTTCTGTAAAAGTATTAATTACCCTTCACTGGAGATGTTTCGCTCAATGAAAGGGAATGTAGAGTCATTCGGAGTACATATAGAAGAAAATGTGAAAGCAGTAAACGAGGATAAGGCAATAATCGGAGGTACTGCTGAATTAACTTTTCAAGGTACAGATAAAGCTTATAAAGTAATTATCATGCACAGTGGCAATGTTCGTATTAAAATAAGTAATTATGCAGTTGTCCGTATAGAGAATATTAGTGGTAATTATGAGATTATTAACGATGGAACAGGAAAGGTATTAATATGAGTGGGGGTTTAATTATTAACGATAGAGATGCCTTGACAACATGGGGCGTTCGCATGGGGGACGGTTTTCTCGACGCTATCGACGGATTCAATGAGATGAAAGACTACATTGAGGATGAAAGCCGGCTGGAACATGGCAAACGGGTGATAACAGATAACGCAAAAGTAGACTCGCGAGAAATCACTCTACAGTTTACGATCGAGGGAAATTCAGAAAACGATTACCGATCAAAGAAAAAAGCCTTTCAGACAGAATTAGAGAAAGGTGCTGTAAATATTAAAGTTCCAGCATTGGGAGATGAAATCTATAAGTTGATTTATCTTGGGAAAAGCATTTCTTATGGGATGAGTTCTGACCGTTGTTTTGGTAAAATTTCGAGCAAATTTCAAGAGCCTAATCCTATGGATAGGAGTGAATAACGAACATTCACCTTATTGTTTCAAATGGGAGTCCTGATTTTTAGGGCTTCCATTTTCTATTTATGAACTTTGGAGATATGATAGAAATTAAAGACATATCAGGTAAAACAAGGCTTTCAATCCCAATTAATAAAGGAGCTAAAGGAAAGTTCACTCTGATGAAGGAAGACTATATAATTCTTCCTTTTTCGGTAGCTAAGCCTGTGCAGTTTAAACTTGGTGATTATGTAGATTTATCCGGTGTCCTTGATGAATCATTAGGTGGAAAGCTGGCAAAAATCTATGAGATAACTGACCTTCAGAAGCCTACTTACAACACTTCAACTGGAGGCTATGATTATAATCTCCAGATGAACGCCTACTACTGGAAGTGGAAGAACAAAATCTTTAAATACACTCCGGAACATGCAGGAAATGAAGCATCATGGTCGCTTACTGCTGCCCTTGATGTACAACTTGGTGTGTTTCTTCGTAATCTCAAGGCTTTAGGCTATACATATAGAGGAACAGATTTTATTTTCAGCATAGACGATACTGTAGAGAATAAGGCCGTAGCGATGACCTACGACAACATGAACCTTTTGGACGCCCTGTTCTCTATGGCGGGTGAGGATAAGTGGAACTGCGATTGCTGGATAACGGACAACGTGATTCATTTTGGGCGAAATGAGTTCGGTGATGCCGTTAAAATCGAGCGTGGCGTGGAAGCGTCTTCAGTCACCCGCAGCGAAAGCCAGGGCACTTATGCCACCCGTATCTATGCGTTTGGTTCAACAAAGAATATCCCCACGAACTACCGTCCGACCGACGAACAGGCAGTAATCAATGGTGTGGTTCAGAAACGTCTTATGCTCCCGGCTGACACTCCTTATATCGACGCATACGAAGGCATGTCGCAGGAAGAAGCCATCGAGGACGTTGTTGTTTTCGACGATGTTTATCCCCGACGTGTGGGCACTCTCTCAGATGTCCACACCCGCACCGAGGAAGTGGAGAATGAGGACGGTACGAAAGAGACAGTCACATATTATCGCTACAAGGACACCGGACTTGAGTTCAAGGAGGAATACATCATCGAGGGCCAGGAACTGAAAATCAGATTCCAGTCAGGGAAACTGAACGGCATGGAGTTTGGCGTAATCTTCAATCCCAAGCCGAAAGATGAAAGTCGAGGAGATCAACTTTGGGAGATTGTTCGCAATGAAGATTATGGCCGACAATTACCGGATGATATGATGTATCCTGCCAACGGCGATGAATATATTCTTTCAGGTTTTGATATCCAATTGGTGTCCGACCAGTATATTCCAGAAGCCGAGCAGGAACTGAAGGAAAAGGCGCAGAAGTACACCGATAAGGTAAAAAAGGATGACGGTACCTATCCGACTACCCTAAGAAGCTCATGGGTTAAAGAGGATTTGATTTCACGAACTTTCGAATTTGGTCAACGTATCAATCTCGTAGATGATACATATTTTGAAAATGGGCGCATTTCACGTGTCTTGGGATGGGAAATGAATCTTGATATTCCGTGGGATTCTCCAGTTTACACGATTGGGGAAAGTATGCCTTACTCCCGCATCGGTGAAATTGAAAGTGATGTCGAGTCCTTAACCTACAAGGGACAAACATATTTTGGAAAAGGCGGAGTATATCTTATCAAAGTAAATGATTTAACTGCTCCAAGTGATAGTAATACGTTTTCTGCACTACGGGCTTTAAAAATGTTTCTTCGTAAGGACCAGTCAGACGGCACTTACTTCTTACTGAAATTTGGTGAGTTTATCGACAGCATGATTGCCGGTAAGGGTGCTGGGATATTCCCTAATGGGCGTGGACAATTCTCAAGGCTGGAGGTACGTGATGCACTTGTTGTAATGCGGCTTATCATAAATGAGATTCAGGCGATGGCAGGTGATTTCTCTTTCAGCGATGCAGGATGTATCGAAAAGGTGGAAGACCTGGGAGACGACACTTACAAATTGTGGATGGAGAAGCGTACAGAATATGATGTGACAAATTTTACTGAAAACGACATAATGTATTCCATCATCAATAATCTGCTGACTGGAGGCACGGATTATTACACAAGCTGGTTCCGCTGTCTGACAAAGAACGTCAACGACAACACGCTAACGGTAGTGCTCTATCCTGATTCAGAAGTGCCTGGAGGGAAAAACTATCCTCCGGTGGCCGGATACAACGTCACTCGACGTGGTAACTCTGTATTGCCAGACGAAGGAGAAGTGAACGAGCGTGCGCAGAGCTGGCTGCTCTCCAGCCGAGAAGGGCGCATCATGTTCCTCGCCAATGTCTACAAGCCTATATTGGAAGATTACAACTACGCCATCAGTATCGGTAAATTCCCTAATATTAAAGCTTTGGATAATCTTCCGGTCACTACAGAAGACGTGGGTGTGATGGCCAAGACTATCGTCTGCGAACGGCTATATCAATATGATTATAACGGTGATGTCATATCTAATAAGGTGGATCGCGGCGAATGGTCGCTCACAGTGGCGCAGTCAGAGCAGCCTTATCGCTTTATTCAACACGATAGACTTTATCCGGACGGACAGCACACGTTTACGGAACTGGAGCAGCACACCGTCTATCATTACGGATGCAAGTGGGGTTGCTTGGTAGACAAGACGGAAGATGAACCTGTATGGAACTCCCCTTCGTGGTCTTTACTTGAGGGCGACAAGAATTATCATCTTGACTTCGAAAGTTCGAATGGATGGCAGTTCTTCATTCAGCAGGTCAATACAGACATTACTGCAGTAGTAAGTTATGGTAACAGAAATATAACTAACGTTCTCATGGCTACAGATGGAGTGGAGGTAGAATGGCTTCGTGACACAGGAAACATACCATCAGATAACAGTTGGAAACCTACATACGTTGACGGTCAGAAGCATGTCATACATCTATCCGTAGCCGATATGGGTAGTGGTTGGGGAAGTGAGTATCGGAAGATAAGTTTCATCTGTAGGGTATTTATACCTGTAGGAGAAAATTTTGAAACAGTGGAAAACAAAATTAACATCAAAATATAGATTATGAAAGAAGTCTTTGTAAGGTATTCGATTCATGAATGTATTGGGAAAGTGGCTAATGGAACTTTATCCAGAGAAATGCATATTTCCGATATAATTGATATAGAAGAAGATAAAGTAGACGATTTGCAATACATTAAAGATAAGCTATCAGAAATGTATGGTTTTTTTACATATCAGATAGAAATTAAATATATAAAATATGGGAATAGTAACTAAGCATAAAGATATATCGGTACATATAGATCCTATATCGTTTACAGCCGATATTGAGGTTTTAAGTGGAAACATTGCTCAGACTTACAACAATGATAGTAAGGAATATGAGCCTGACCGAAGCGTTGTTCCGTGTATATTAATGCCTTATGTAGTCGTGTCTGACCCCGAAGGGCAAATGAACGGTAAACGTTCTATCACAGGTGTTGAATGGTATGAAGGTGCTCCTAAGAAAGATGGTAGTAATAGAATTACAAACGGAGATGATTATGTAATATCTGACACAGACACTCCTACATATTCTCTTAAGGTAAAAAAGAATGTAGAGCCGAATAAACCTTTACAAATTACTGCAATTTTTACAGTTACAGATACTCGTAAAAATACAGAGATTAAATTTGAAAGAAGTGTAAATCTTTATACAGCTTTATATGACATATCTAATTATGCTCTGTCTATTGACGCACCTAAATCCTGGACGATTGATCCGTTGCGTGAAGTTGCTG